TATCACAACTACTCAACCATTAAGAATATGGTCTGGATGTACTGCAAGGTCTGCAAACTATAGTGGTGGAGGTGGAAACCTTGGTCTATATGTTGCTACAAGTGGAAATGTTGGCGTGAGGACTTCATCAACAAGCTATTCTTTAAATGTTTCTGGAAACAATGGTTCAATAGCAATATATGGTAGTGGATATACTGTAAACCCTAATGCAATGCTGCTTGGTTTGTATTATTCATCGTATGGGTATATTCAAGTGCCAAATTCTGGTAGGATAGATATATGGAATAGTGGTACTGGTTCTATTGCTACATTTTATAACAATAACAACGTACAATTTAATGGAAAAATAGGCGTGGGGACTTCAAGTCCCAATGGATTAATTGAAATTAATGGTGCGCACCCAGGTGGTTATGGACTATTGAGATTGGTTGGTTCTGGGGCTTGTATTATTGATATGGACGGACAGTCAACTTGGGACACCAGGTTGCGTTATAAAAGGGACGGAACAGACTACTGGTTTTTGGGAATGCTTGACAGCGCAACATTTAGGTTAACTAACGCAAACAATGTTACAAAATTTGCTATGTCCATAGATGGCACTGCTTATATGAGTGATAGGCTTGGAATTGCTACCACTAATTTTGGAACAACTGCTGCTAAATTTTTAGTAGGTGATTATTTGTCCAATGGTTCAAGCGCAATAGCCCAGTTTAATGGATTCTTGAGAATTAAAGACCAATTAATTATTCACAATGATGGTAATACTGCATTAGAAGGCAGTATACAATGTACTGGAAGCCTTCAGTTAACAACCAATTCAACTTTTAGGGCCGCTGGTGATGTTATAGCTTACTATTCATCTGATAGGCAACTAAAAGATAATATAAAGCCAATAGAAAACGCCATTGATAAAGTTAAATCCATTGGCGGATATGAGTTTGATTGGAATGATAAACAAGAGATTTACGAAGGTCACGATATTGGAGTAATAGCCCAAGAGATTGAAGCTGTATTACCAGAAATTGTAACCACAAGAGAAAGCGGATATAAAGCTGTAAAATATGAAAAACTTACAGCGTTGCTAATTGAGGCGATTAAAGAACAACAAAAACAAATTGACGAACTTAAAACGCTTTTAGATGGCATTACCAAGTAGTGGTCAGTTATCAATAAACGACATATATACAGAAATATATGGCATATCAATACCAGCGGCTGGTGCAACAAATGTATCGTTACAAGCGTTGTCATTTGCTGCTGGATTTACTGCGCCACACGCTATAAGTGATTTTTATGGATATTCAAGCTGGTATCCAAGCTATGCTGGGCCGCTTGGCGCATCATCAAGGATTCAGTTTAGCACACAAGGCGCGTCGCAAACCATAAACATAAACTGCGCTTACACAGAAGGTACTGGGTCAACTGGGCCATACGTTGGTGGTAGTACATATTCTACTACAAATACAAATGGAACGTATTACGCTACAACTTGGCAAGACACAAACGGAGTTACCCCAGATTCATTTGTATTAAACGATGATTCAAAAAATAGGCTGTACGTTTATAGAACAATTACCCCATTTACTTCAGCTACGTTTTGGGTTTACTTATACCCACCATCATTAGGTGCGTTTAGTGGTATGTCTTATGTAACTTCAAATTGTACAGTTGTTTCACAAACGCTATCAAGCACATTTATACAATTAACTTGCGTAACGTCTGGCGGTAGTTTAAATTACCAGTCAATTTACGTTTACTTCACTATGTAAAAATTTAAATCAAAAATTATGGCAATTACTTACACTTGGAAAATTAACGCAGTTGACTGCGAGGTATCAAAAAACGATATGGCAAATGTGGTTTATGGAGTACATTGGTCTTTGTTTGCGCAAGACGAAGAAGGCAGAATGGCATCAATAATTGGGATGCAGTCTGTTGGTGACCCAGACCCAGAAAATTTCACACCATTTGACGAATTAACAGAGGATATGGTAGTAAGTTGGATTGAAGGCGCAATGGATATGGAAATGCTACAAGAAAACTTGACTAGGCAGATTGAGGAAATAGCTACACCTAAAAGAGTGACATTACAGCTAAAAAAGAATGATAATGTGTCAGTTGACCCTGTTGTAGAATAATTTTTGTATATTGCAGAGTTAACTTTAAAGCTTTAAATTATGGCAAAAATTACTGAAGAAGAGCTACAAACTCTTCAAGAGCAAGAGAAAAACAAGCTTGCTATCACGCAGGACTTAGGTCTTCTTGAACTCAAAAAACACGAGTTACTGCACATCTTCGCTACTATTCAGTCTGCGCAAGAAGAGGTGAAAAAGACTCTAGAGGAGAAGTACGGAAAAATCAACGTAGACCTCAAGGATGGCGAGTACACTGAGGTTGTTGAAGAAGTACAACAAGAGGAGGAATAATCAGTTATCTTACTGGTTAGCAACAAAAGGAGGGTCTAACCCTCCTTTTTTTATTAGGATATACACAATGGCATTAGACGAAAAAATTTCATTCGTTAGCGGTTACATTCTTACTGCCGCAACAGCAGTATCTATGATGGGGTTATTACAAGCCGCGATGGTAGGTTTATTTGGAGGTTTCTTTGGCCTTATAGGTAAGGAACTTTTTTATTGGGTAAAACGAAAGATAAAGAATGGGTGAGAGTCTGCCAAAGCTAAGTGATGACTCTTCATTGAGTATAAACATCAAGTGGCTTATACAGATTGTCATTGTGGTGGGAGGAGCGGTATTGCTTTACACCAAGTTAGAGAAGAGGATAGCCGACCTGGAGAACGAAACAAAGTCTCTAAGATACAATCAAAACACCTATGTGTTTCCAGATATTAGAACCTTAGAAGGCGAGATACTGGACTATAAGCTACACAGGGAGCGTATACTAAAGGACTTGGAAATACTAAAGAGAGACAAATGAAGAACTTTAAAGAGGGTGTTACAACCACTATACTTGGCTTATTGTTGTTGATAGGCAACTTCTACTACTTGCTTGAGCGTGATGGCGAGGCAATCATATTCTTTGGTATGATGCTTGTGTCACTGGCGTTGTTCTTAGCTCCTGATGACTTAAAAAGCGGAATTAAGGCACTAATCAAAAAGAACCAAGATAAGCAACTGTGAAAACATCTAAGAAAGGCTTAGAGGTAATCAAGAAGCACGAAGGCTTCCGCAGCAAACCATATTTGTGTCCAGCTAAGATACCAACTATAGGTTACGGGAATACATTTTATCCAGACGGAACTAAGGTAACTATGCAAGACAAGCCATTATCAAAAGATATGGCTGACTTGCTTTTAGCACTTGTTGTAAAGGACTTTGAACACTGCGTAAATAAGTCTGTAACGTCAAGCATCAATCAGAATCAATTTGATGCTTTGGTATCGTTCGCCTACAACTTGGGTTGCGGCTCACTCAAGAAGTCTACACTACTAAAGAAGGTTAACGCTGACCCTTGTGATGCTACAATCGTTAATGAGTTTATGAAATGGAACAAAGCTGGGGGAAAGGTGCTTAACGGACTAACTAAAAGAAGACACGATGAGGCTACTCTATATTTTACTGATATTTAGTTTAGCGTCTTGCTCAGTAAAGAAGCAAGTAGCGAAATCAGAATCATCCACAAAGGTTGAAACCGAGGTCACAAAAACCGAGGTTGAAACCATTAGCACATACACAACAGCAGACACAGACACATACGAAGTAGAAGTTGTAGCAAAGGACTCATTACAGCCTATTACAGTCACTTTAGGAGGCGTTACACAGACTTTCTCTGGCGCAAGTAAAGTAGTCCTCAGGAAGAAAAAAGAGTCTCTTAAACAGCAGGAAACGAAGTCCGCTGAGTCCAACGAAAAGCGGACTGAGGAAGTTACAGAAGACAAGAAGGAAGTGGCAAAGGATATAAAGCGCTCAAACTACTTGTGGGTGCTACCAATTATCATTTCTGCTGTAGTCTTATTCGTTGTGCGCAGGTACGCAAAAAATGCACTTGGCATTTGAATATAGTTGGCCTTAATACAGTTGTGCTTGGCGTTCGCCTTTCGCTTTAGGCTTTCGGCGAACTATGCTACTCAGTTTTGCTAATTTGCTTTATTCACACTTGGCAAAGTTACAGAAAAAAAATGACAAAGTCAAGTCTTATAACTAAATCACTTATCAACATCACTATCTACTTGCATTCAGTAGTTTTGTCATATGATGTTTGAGAACAAAATACCGACAACAGACGAGCTTCATTCAGCAGTAGGCCAGTTGCTTATAGCTGAGTTCGATAGTGACCGCCAAAAGATTGACGAGTTGCTTATGATAAATGCTAATCTGCATTGTCAGTTGGGTTCTGATTCATCTAAGTCGGATAAGGAGTATGTCAAGAAGCTGAGCAGAATCATCTTCAGGGCGATTAAGACCATTGATAAGTACGAAGGAGAGAACTTCATTAGAACGCAGGATGGAAGCCAATACGAGCCGAGAGTTAACTAAGGAGGAAATAAAGAACTGCGAAGGGTTGCTTTACTTAACCTGGGATATGTTCGACAGTCCAGACTCACCAGGCAGCGGATATAACTTTATGGAGCGTGAACCAGTTATCATACTGGATGAGGTGGTGAAGAGGACAAGGCGGTTCTTAAATATAGAAAGGGCTTACTTATCTAAGACGATGGCGGACAAGCTTGGTTTGCCAACTAACAGTTCGCATCGAGTAGGAAAGGCGATACAGATAAGAGTCGTTGGCCCAAAGAAGAGGATGGACATAATAAAGCACTTATGTTCCCTCGGAGTTACAAGGATTGCAGTAGGTCGAGAAACGATTTACTTCGATACCGATTCATTAAAGAAGGATGGCTTTATGCTATGGTAGTATACTGATTCCCCTGTCAGTTGTTTCTGTTTTCATTGTGCGAAGAACCACCCCAAAAGGGTGGTTTTTTGTTAAAGAAATGTTAAAGTTCTTGACTCGTATTTGAAATAATTATTACGTTTGCTTCAAGTTTAACCATTAAAACAATTTAAAATGAACAACAGAGAACAAAAAACACTGGAAAAATTAATCTTATTGAAAGGCTACATTGCTGAAGTACCAACAGCTACTCAGACCGAGTGGTTTAACTACGCTGGTTTGTCAAGAGCTATGGTTCGTGCGCTTATCGTAAACGGAATCATAAGAAACAGCGGAACCAATTATCACCCTAATTACTACTGGGCTGGGCCAAACCCTAACGTTAGTATGGTGAACAAGTTGGTCGAGTACCAAAAGCAATACTTCACAAACAGATTCTCTAACGAGGTTAAAGAAACTAGAAAGAAGGATGTATCAAGAGTTGTTGTTGCTACAACCAACACTACAAACAAAAGAGAAAGCTTCTTGAGTGCTTTACTTTCTGTAACCAACGAGTTTAGCGTTAACGGATTCAATGTATCTATCAATGAGGACACAGCGGTAATCTCTCGCAACAACGAGTCAATTACGCTGACTGAACCAACTATGTTGACTAAGGTGTTTAGAATCGTGTCTGCTTAATATGAG